CTGTGTTCGCGGTAAATGCAACTGCGGTAACTGTTCCATTAACACCAAGTGATGTTAGTGTTCCCAAGCTAGTGATATTTGATTGTCCTGCAATGGTTACGTTACCGGCATATGCAGCATAGTTAGCATTTGCGACTGTACCGGTGATATTTGCCGCGCTGACATTAGCCCAACTTAGTACACCACTGCCATTAGTAGTTAAGAATTGTCCGTCTGTTCCACCAGTGATGCGTACATTAGCAACAGTACCTAAACTTACATTAGCGCCAGTAAAGTTAATATTGCCGTTTGCACTGATATTGTTAGCAGTTACCAATGTGTTTGAAGTGACATTATTAGCAATTACATTTCCACCAACTGATACTGTGTTAGCTGTACTTAAATTACCACCAGTGATATTGCCAGTGGCTTGAATAGTTGTAGTAGTTGATAATGCTGTAAATTGAACTGTGTTAGCAGTACCAACTGGTTGCCCTATTGCTATTGTGTAATTACCAGAACTTGGTGTTACTGTCACTCCAGTGCCTGCTGTAATGTCATTTACATTAGCAGTCAAGGTAACAGTGCCACCAAGATTGATTACACCACCACCGGATAATCCTGCACCAGTATTAACAGTGACAGTTGAGTTGACCAGCTTGCTGTTTACAATGGACCCGGCACTTAATGCATTAGTCACATCTCCGCTGGTCAATGTTACTGCACCTATGCGAGTATTGAAACTAGTGACTCCCACAGCACCAGCAGCTACTTTTTGCCAAATTGTTCCGTTGTATACTGCTTCATCGCCAATAGCAAATGTGATTGAGCCGCTACCAAGGTCTTGAGTGCCAGCCACTGATACAATATACAAATCGCCAGCGATGCCTGTTCCATCTGCCAAGGTAGGAGTATTGGTAAGGGCATCCCATGTGCCTAAATAAACGGGGCCGCCTGATGGCAGATAGATAGTATCAATCTTGGTTAACGCATTAAGTGGCACCACACCAAGTGCAGCACCTTTTTCACTTGTTGGGATACCTGCATCAGTTTGAATATTCCCACTTGGGAATTTTAAGCCTGCATTTTGTATTAATGTGGTGCCTGTATCACCAGCTATACCTATTACAATATCTTGTGATGAATCAGTTGAACTAAGTCCAGATTGAGTTAATTGTGTATTACCTACTTGAAGTGCATCGATGGTAGTGTCAAATAGCATAACTCCGGTGTCTAGCGACATTGAACCAGTAGTGCCTAAAGTAGTATCCTGTATATAGATACCGGCGTTTCCAAAATATGCACCAATCCAACGATTATTGATGTTGCCCAAACTGTATATATTATCAATAGTTGGTAGTAAGTTACCTGTTAAGTTGATGCCGCCCAAACCAAAGTCTGCTACTAATCCAATATTTGCTACATCGGTGCCACTTGGAGTAGCCCACATTTGTATTTTACTACCATTGTTTGCTGCTGATTGATTTTCAGTAGTAATAAAATCTATTCTTGCAGTAGATATAGTAGGCCATCCGGTGACAGTATCTCCTACATAAGGGGTAGATGCTATCCGACTTACAATTTGATTAATTGCTACTGGTGTGGGTGCTGCTGATGTGCCGTTATATCTACGACCAACATATGCGGCGTAACTTGCTGCACTGTCGTTGTATATACGACTTGGAATTGATTGTTGACCAGTTTGATGTAATAATACACCATAATTTTGCGGAGCTACTTCACTACCATCTGAACTACCTATAATATTAACACTACCTGAAATATTTTCAGGAATTGGTACTAATATTGTTACTCTACCGAGTTTATCTACACTAAAATCAGGTGGTAATTCTAAATTACTTGCGTGTATATTAAATCCACCCAGGATATTAACATCAGCATTGCCTTGATAAGTTTCAATATTAACATCTCGTGTGTCAATTGTGCCCGAAAGAGTTTGGTCACTTATTGTGAAGTTGCCTAAGTTAGCAACATTACTGATTGTGATGTTATTACCAGCAACGTTGCCGGCATAGTTTGCTAGGTAGTTAGCGACATTACTATTACTATACACATTTGTTAAGTAACCACCATCACCGATAAAATAAGCCGCACTTACATTACCAACAACAACCATACCATTACCAGAGATTGTTAAATTGCTAGAGCCACCAAAGGTGTCAGATCCTGCATTATATTGAATTGAGTTAGTTGGACCACCGGGAATCCCGGTGCCACCGCCAACTGGTATACCACCGGGCGTTTCACCGTCACTAACATAAATGGAATTAGTTATAGGATTATACCAAAGCCGCTGTTGTTGTCCTACGTAGGTACTAGCATCGGCGTTGTTATCTCTGCTGGTAAAGAACTTTTGAATCGCAACCGGATCGTTTGGAATGTTAGCACTCATTAACTAACTCCTTAATTATCTAACGGTTCGTCATCACCTAAGCCGTCAAGTGCCACGACATTTATACCTGCGTTACGCTTGATCTGGTCTAACTCATCATATGAATATTGTTCTTCATCTTCCGGATCAGGCTCATCATACACATTTTCTACACCTGTTGCTTTTTTCAACAATTCTAACTTCAATTGTAATGGAGGAATGAATATGTCATCCGGCTGTTGAGCAAGTCCGCTACCATCTACTGCACCCAATTTAGGTGCTAGCACTGGCGCTGCTGGTTGTATTTTGGCAGGCAATCTGCCGGGTTGACCGAGTGATGCTTGTTTAGCATCAATCATATCTGCCAAATTACGTAAAATCTCGCTTGCTTTCATAATTTAATCCTGATTAATAGTGAAGTCTTGATGATACTTCTTACCTTGAGGATGGTCATTAGCTACCAGGCAAAAAAATACTCTCGTTAGAGAGTATTTATCATACAAGAATTTATTTGATATCTAGTGGTCGTTTTTTAACAGCAACTATACAATACACCTGTTCCATTACTTTTTCAGGTTCTTTCTCACCGGTTGGATCAGCTATCATCAACTCAAAATCAAATGTGTCAAACACTGCAATATCAAATCCGGTACGCTGTAGTAACGCAGCTAACTGGTGTTCGCCTAAAATACTGTAATGATTGTCATTGTATTCGTGTCGGCGAGGACAATTAGGGGCAGGTACTTCAATATAGATCCTACTATTCTGCTTGAGTATGCGGTTGTATTCTATAAGACTAAAAATCGGAAATGGACTATGCTCTAATGCGTGGCGTAAAAAGATAAAATCCACACTCTCATCATAGTAACCCTCAGATTGGGGCAAAAATGATAAATCATATGGCTTAATCACGTGGCCCTTAGATTGACACAGTGCAATGTCACCGGGACTTAATGTAACTCCCACTACATCAGTGTATTCGCGAGTTTTCATCTCATCTAGGAAATAGCCCGGGCCGCATCCCAAATCTAAAATTTTGGCATTCTTGGGCAAATTCAATGGATCAATGTACTTGGCTACTACTGATTCGGTTAGCGTTTTATGCATTGGGCTATCGCCCTCATCATACACGTGACAATTAACCAAATATTCGTAATAGAATTTTAACTTGACGGAGTCGAAGATGTTATTTATATCAATCATACGAATATTTATGATGCAACACTCGATTACGAAAATTTTAATAACTCAATCTTATTTTCTTTTATAACCTTTAAATGGTTTAACTATACTTTGGGTATTTGTATTGGGCAATTCTTCGCTATCCATATCACCATTATTTAAATCTTTATACTCTAACCCGGCAGCTTTATATGCTAATTTTAACATATCTTGTTCTTCTTTAGTGTAGGGTTGTGCAGTATTGTGTTTACCTATCCAACTTTCAGCATTCATCTCTATTGGGTTTATTCCATCACTACAAGCTACAGCCATCATTAAACGATTTAAATCATATAATCTATCATAAGTGTCTAACTTCTTTGAAAAAATATTTAACCCACGGGTAGATTGTTGCTGCCGTTTAGATATTTGACCAACTTTAGATTCAGATATAAATTCACTTGCTCTCATCTAGGATATCCTTTAAAGGCCTTAATCGGGCTATTTTTATCTACAGTTGTGCCTTCTTCACTTGCGCGGGTACTAATTAGTTTTTTATTATTGCTATCAAGACCTAATTCACGTAATGCATAATCAATGTCATCAGCTAGTTCAGGGTCCATATGATCGGTTACAACCATATTCTCACCCCACTCGGTAGCGGCGGCATATGGTGCAATCTTATCATCTTGATTGGCACGGGTTCTAGCACCTTTGGCGCCTGCCATTGCTACACCAAATCGATATTGTTTATAAAAATCACTATTTGGCAATGCACCAATAGTATATACCGCCGGCATTTCGTGGGCAACGTCACTGGTTAATGGTGTAACTGTTGCTTCAGTAATAAATTCTTTTGCTCTCATATAGGCTCTATTGTAAGTATTAATCCATCTTCAGTCCCCAAAACCGATCCAACTGGATAACCGTCTAATCCTATATACGGTGGGGAAACATTACCTTGATCTATATATGTAATCTGTGAGGATATAAAGTGTAACAGAACGTGATTTACTATTGGACTTACCATTAGTCGCACATTAGATGAAAACACATCCATATTATATCGCGTGAGTACATTGCCCGAAAACATAGTACCGTATGCTGTGTATTTTACATCGTCACTGTTATTAGTTATCTGTGCTGAAATAGTTACGCTCTGGCTATCGACAGTTTCGATATCGCTAGACCTAATTTGAAAGGTACCCTGAGTAAACTCAGTAATCGGCACTTCAAATATAACTTGGTCGGCAACATTATCTGCCGTATAAGAAACAGTTGTGTTGAATGTAGTAGAAAATAAATTTGAAAAATTATTATTGATCTTACTGAACGCAACTCGTAATGGATCGCCGGTGCCATCATTGGGGACAGCACCAATGTTGATGTATTCTTGATTTCCATATGGGCCACTAGTAATAGCAGTAGGCGTCACGGTGGTAACAGTTGGTTCAATAGTATGAACTACTGTTTTATTAACTGATACGGCAGCCTTGCTAGTAGATACTATAGCGTTATCTACTGTGGGAAGTGGATGAATAACATTAACAATCTCAGGAGTACCGGGCGCTATAGCATATGCTACACCCGGCGGAGATGAATTTATATAAATGTTATTTGTCTGTATATTAACCGAATTTGAAAAATTATTCGTAGTAACATTCGCAACTATTGTGTTAGCGATAGCTTCAGGAGGTACTTGAAAGGGGTCAACCAGCTCTACATTAGCTATTTCTACATTGGTAATGGCATTATTTACTGTGGGACGGATGGCGCGGCGAGGATCAGTTGAAGTGGCCGGTGTCTTAACAGTAACAATGGGTTTTTTTGGCATCTGATAATTTAAAAGTTATAGTATATTTATCAGTTACTTTGAGTTTGCAGTTTCAGCTACTTTCTTTTGAGCAGTATACCACTCTTGCCAAGATTCTACTAATGCAGCACAAGAATAATATTTTCCATAATTATTAGTAACTGTCTTCATTAACTCGCTAAGCACACTTGTAGGCTTTTCAATGGTTGCTAATGCTTCACATTTCTCTAGCAATGTTTCAGGGACAGCGGGAAAGGTATATTTAACTGGAACGACAGTAGAACATCCCGTTAATAATACTGTACAAAATATAAGTATATTTTTCATTTTGTGGGCGCGGTAGAAGGCAGCGCGGCTGCATTATGTGCATTGATTACCACCTCAGGGATAGGACAAGTGGTATCATACTTTACTACCTCCCGATCAATATAGGTTCTAATCTCGTCACCTTTTTCTTTTATTATTTGCCGTTTAGTCAATATTTTAGTGACTACCGTTGTATTAACCTGCAGGGATTGGGCTTTCGCTTCTGCAACCTTAGCTTCCATTTCTTTGACTTTAAGTTGCCATTCAGCATCATTAGCCAAGCCGCCCTCTAAGTAAACAGCTAACGATAGCATCAGCACACCTAGTATCTGTATCGGCAATCGGTACTTATTAATTAATGGGATAAATCCCAAGACGAATCCTGCAATTGTCCCCAATACACCACATATCAACAGCAAATGAATGCTTGCTACGGGAAGAATAGATAAGATCCACATCTTATATTTAGTCGGATGGGTACAGATGTTTGGGTAATATTTTTGGCGCGACCATGTCCGTACCACAAAAGCACTGCGGGCTAGTACAAGGTATGTAATCATTCGTAAATTCAATCACCGCATCATCAAGATGCCTTTCGCCACCAACCTCACATACGCCTCGATAAATTACATCGTGATCTACTCTCATATTACTGCCGCCTATAGCACAGTCCCAATTTAAGAATTTATTCTGTTGCTTTTTCATCAATAATTGAGGATCGATGTTTGTTGAAAAATTCTTGTTATAGGTGATTTTAAGTGTGTGGTTTATTCGGTGATGAGCAAGTAGTGTCGATTTACCTTTAGTCTCCCGTAGATCCCCGTACTCCCATCCGTGTTTTTTTAAACTAGCTAGTTGATCTGCGGTGTAAAATTCATATATGTCAAAGTTAAAAACCATAGACTTTAATGTTATGACCGCGCCGGTGTTCGCAACTATATACTCTCTCGCTTCAAACGCCCGATCTAAACTATTTAACGAGTGGGTTATCAAACAAACTACTTCCAATGCAGCATTGTGGAATAAGTTTAGTACCTCAGTAATATGTTGATAATCATTCGTTTGTTCACTGTGGTAGGTTATGAACAAATAATCCAATACGTTTGCTTCTTGTAGCTCTTTCCACCACCGCAATGTTCTAGAACCATTTGATATTAGGCTTATCATTGCCCCCTTTTCTTTCATATACTGAAGCAACGGGAGCAACTCGGGATACAGTGTTGGTTCTCCGCCGGTAATTTGTATCCAAAACGGAGATCCATCACAGGCTGCTACCAACTTATCGGCATATTCTTTGTATTTTTCTAAACTGAACCACCGTTGGCTTCCGTCTTTGTGTCGAGACCCGCAAAAACTACAATCGTGGTTACACACATTGTGTATTTTCCATTCAATGAATTTTTGATCTGTCGCAATGGCTTTTTCTACTTTTATGGGAAATAACTTCATTAGTTATTTATAAAAGTCTAGTACGCGCTCGGCAATATATTCAACTTCTTGATCTGTTAGTTCGGGGTACATTGGCAAGCTCAATACACCTCGACTTAACATTATACTAATACCCAATAAGTCTGGTTTAACTAAGGGTTTAGCTATTGGTAGATCACCTAATACATATTCATAATGCACTTTACTATCAATCCCATTAACTAGTAAATGTGTGTGTAAAGAGTTTCTATCCTCAAGATAGACTACAAATTTCTGATGGGCGTGAGAGTTCGATCCAGCTGACAAACATCTTAGGGGAAGGTCTTCGAAGGCGGCGCACCAATAATTTGCTATATCGCGTCTGCGCTGTTGCCATTGACCAATGTATTTGGTTCTGACAAGTATTTGGGCGCAGTCCTGTTCACTCATTTTTGAGTTTGATCCCGACGCGTGGAAGTATGGCTTACAGTTGTCTTTATATGAAGCTGCGTGTAAGTACAGTCCTTGATCGTTTGTTACAATGGCGCCACCGTTACCTGACGATGGGAGATTTTTTGTAGGGTCAAAACTGATAGACATCCCAGCACCAACCTGCCCATTAGCAACTAACCAATGCTGTGCCCCATCAACGATTACTCCGTTATTGTGTGCTAGCATGGTGTCATCCCAAGGTTGCGCACCATAAAGACCAACCAAGCATTGGTACGCATTAGCTATTGGTCCATTACGTGATAGTATGCCGTACTTGTCGGTATCTGCTAACTCAACATTCCACCCTGTTTTTAAAAAAGCATTTAGTGTGGCTGGGTAAGTTAGATTGGGTAACCGAATCGTGGGTGTTCCATTAATAACCGGTATATGCGTTGACTTCTTATAGTCTGCTATAATCTCTAGTGCTTGTGTGCCACTATGAACCGTAACGGCATATTTTGTCTTAGTTCTTTCCCTTAGCCAAGCTTCAAAATCGCGGGTATAACGACCCCCGACTAGTTGACCGTCTTTGAGAGCATTATGCGTTGCGTCAAGCAATTCATCTTTAAGATTTTTGTATTGTTTTGCTAGCCCAAAATGGGGAATTTGATAACCAATCATAATACTTGTCAAAGCCTTCTTCTACGTCTATTTTAGGATTGTATCCAAAATCTCTACGGGCAGCATCAATGTTCAATGCCCCGCGACTTGGGAAATCAACATCTTTGTTTTTTACTTCAATCGTTCCCTTGCCAGCATATTTCACTGCTAAATTAGCAGCATCAAGTAAGGTACGACTGCGGCTCTTGGTAATATTGTATGTTTTGTTGTTTGTGTTGTCGGATAGTGCTGCTGCAACGATACCGGCAGCCGCATCAGTAACATAGGTAAAATCTAATGTTTCATACGCCCCGTTGACATTAAGCACTCCTCCACGCATAGCAGTTAGCATAAACTTAGCAATAACCCTATCTTCAACATCTAGTGGGCCATACACTGCGCTAGGACGAATTATAGTGTGAGTAAAACAATTGCGGCGGCTGTAATCTTTGACTAACTGTTCTCCAGCAAGCTTCATAATTCCATACTGACCGTGTGGCTTACAATCATATTCTTCAGTTACATCATCATGGAAATCGCCATAGACCATACTGCTACTGATGTACACAAACTTACTCACCTGATGTGCTTTTGCTACTTCGCACAAGTTAAGCAAACCTTCTATCATTGTCCTGGCGCCAAGTGTAGGATTAGTATTGACTACTTTTTGGCGGGGAAAACTTGCCATATGAATAATAATTTCTGGCTTGTGTTTTTTAACTAACCAGTTGATACTGTCCGCATTGCTGATATCAATATTAGATATCTGATCAGTACAAATCTTCTTAAGCCGTTCTTCCATCAGATAATCAATCTCAGCTTGAGGGATAATGCCATAGTTGGTTCGAGTGTCCGTAATGACAACCTCGTGTCCTAACTCTTCTAACTTGCTAACTACATTGTGTCCAATTAATCCCAAGCCGCCGGTTACTAAAATTTTAGTCATACTTTAATTTCCAATAGGTGTAATCTACTTCTGTAAGTTTTGCTCTTATACTATAATGATATCCATAATGCATATCCGGTGATCTATGCCAACTTGGGACTTCGACTGCGTGGGTCATTACGAATTTCCCAGGTTCGCTCTCTTGCCAATTCCATAATGGTTCTGCCGCGAACAAATCCGGATCTTCCACATCACCCATTGTAAATCGATGAACAACACATTCAATTATTTTCATATTAGTATTCTTTTTAGAAAATGAATTGTAACGATTTCGCAACTGTGTGAAAAAATCCTTCATCCCGCTAAACTGCCATATTCATCTTTATGGGAGGGTGCGATTGATACCCGACTAATTTTACATCATCTATCGTAAACTTGTCAATGTCCGTTGTGTCGGGGTTCAACCAAAGCGTAGGTGAGGGTAATGTGTCTCTTTTCAACTGTTCTTTGATAGAGTCAACGTGGTCGGTGTAGATGTGAGTGTCGCCGGTACTGATAACCAATTCACCAACAGTTAACCCACAGCACTGCGCGATAAGATGTGTTAGCAACGCATAGCTAGCGATATTAAACGGGATTCCAAGTGCCATATCTACACTACGCTGGTACATATGGCAACTTAGTTCTTTGTTTTTGTTAACATAAAATTGGCTCATAACGTGACAAGGTGGCAATGCCATTTGGTCTAGCTCGCCCACATTCCAAGCACTTAAAATGTGCCTGCGCCCATTAGGATCTTGTTTCAGTCCTTCTATGAGTTTCGCCAATTGGTCAACCTCACTAGTTACATTAAAGCTAGCCGCCATTTCAGGGTGATGAACTACTTTTACGCCGCGCCAATGTCGCCATTGAACACCGTATACTCTTCCCAAATCGCCATCAAATTGTGCTTTGGGTTTCCAATAAGGTGACAGTGCATTGGGAGTCCAAATTGTCACAGTACCGTTTCTATCACCGTGTGTGATTTCTGCCAATCTACGCTCTGAAGATGACCCTTCAATAAACCATAGCAGTTCACCCACGACTGCTTTCCAAGCTAACTTTTTTGTAGTTACCGCGGGAAAGCCTTTCCTGAGATCAAATCGTAATTGACGGGCAAAGACAGAGAGCGTACCCACTCCAGTCCTGTCATCTTTAATTTCACCGTTATCTAAAATATCTTGGAGAAGGTCGAGGTATTGTTTCATTTTCTATTCCAAATTTCATACGTATGATCGGTATTAACTTCATCGTATGTTAGAGAAAACTCTTTAGGCAATTGTAACAGGTCAATGAAAGTATCGCAAGTATATTTGGTAAAGGTGCGAGAAAGATTTACTGATGTGATAAGATGCCACACTGAGTTGATAAGTCTCGCGCCGCCAATAATACAAGCAGCGTCATTAAAATGTGCCAGAGTGTTTAGGTCTGTGATACCATACAACCCCGGAATGTGTGGAAGAGAGTGGGGATTGGAAGTTACAACATAGTTTGTTCTATTAGGTAGTGGTTTTACGGGGAGGCTATCCCAAGTATTACGGCCCATAACAACTATTTTACCGGATGTTAATTTTTTAAATCTCGGCAAATCGCCTTGGATTCTACTCCAAGGCAATTTGTTGTTGTAGCCTATCCCACCATCGGGATCAGATGCTACTATTAGTTTCATAGTTTATTCAGTAAACGGTCAGTTTCCGGCTGAACAGTATCAGCTATGCTCTGAACATTCAATACAAATTCTACGCTTGAGATAATATTATCCAGTTCTTGAAGTTTTCTACTTACCGCTTCTTCAACTTGATCAGGATCTAGGCCTTGAAGCAAAAACTTTTCAATGTTTATCGTTTGTTGTTTTTTACCGGCTAACTTGATAACTAACTTTTTAATAAACTGAACTGGTATTTTTTGTTTTTCTACATCTTCAAGGATATGCTCCCATTTCTCAATGAATTCAGGTGACATTATACTGCTACTTTAGCACGTGTTTTTCTTATTTTAGGAATAGTATCCACTGCCGATTTTACTGATTTAGTAATCTTCTTAGCGGGTGCTGGATCCAATTGGATAGCTTCTTGCAACAACCGATCAGCTTCTGCAATCAATCCAGTAGCCTCTAGTTTCATTTTTTCAGCTTGTTGCCTACGTTGTGCTGCTAAAGCAGAATCCCCTAGAATACCGTCAGGTGTTGACGCTGGCGGTGTCTGACCTCGCATTCTACGAGCCACATCTGCGGGCACTTGCATTCCCAAACTGCTATCCATTTCAGCAAGCTTCTTAACTGCTTCTTCTCCCAACTTCATTTCATTGAGAATCTTGTTTAGATCCTCAAGCTTGATTTTTGTATTGGGTGCCGGTGTCATTATAATTTGTGATGTTTGAACCTTTTTGATCTGGCCCTCAACGTGTAGCGTTTGAAGAATGGGCTTACCATCTTGCGTATATGACCTATTCAGTGCATCGGCTAAATTCTCACTGGTTTGTCCTATGTCACTCTCAATACACTTGATTAGTGGATCGTGAATGTTCTTATTCAACAACTCAGTATGTGTGACTAAGCACATATGCGGTTCGCCCGGCACTTCACGGAAAATGATTGCAACCTTGCGGTCTCCGTGCTTACCTACGTGTCTTGTAAATTGGGCCATAAATTATCTCCTTGTGTTGTTAATATTTAATATGATTTGTATCTCTACAAATTTATTTACTCAAGACCATGTAAGTTCATACAATACCGCTTCGCTTGGGTCTTCAAATGAAACTAATGAACGCATGGTATACATGTTATCCCACCCGTCGCCTCCAGTTGCGGTTACAGGTAAAATAGTAAACCTACCTTTCAATTTATCCATAACCCACATTCTAGCTTCCTCGCTTAACATAGCTTGAGCTATTACAAAATGTTTAGGGTTACTATTGATTTCACGGTTAGAGAACCAATTTATCGGGTCTATGTTTAATACATCCATACCGTTAATTATCTTTGGTGTTGATAAGAGTATATATCATTTCTGCCTTATTAATAGCATCAGCCAAGGTTGGTTCAGTATAGGAGAGCTTTAATATTTCTCTCCAAACCAACCATTGACTGTTCCAATGCTCTAGGGCGTTCTCGGTAACTAATGTACGTTCCTTCTGGCCGCTCTTACGAGCATAGACCGTCTTTCCGCCGTCCGGGCTTTCGTAAATGATTATTTCTTCAATTGACGTTGTAAGTGCCACACTGTTTATTATTTCTCATCATAGATAGCAAAAGTCCCAAACGGGGGACTGGGATCCTTGTCACCGTGAATGATCCAAGTAGTGTCGCAATAGTCAGCGTCACCCCACGATCCACAGGGATATCCGTCAGTGAATACGATAAGGCGTTTTGGCGACATTGCGTTTTCTTTAAGATAGTCAAAGATAGCCTCAAAATCAGTGCCACCACCACCCACCGGCTTGTAATCGTCAATCAGGTCCAAGTTTTCACTAGTAAAGTCGGCTGGATTGTATATTTCAGTGTCAAAGCAAAAGATATGAATCTTATATCCATCGAACGCATCCATCATTCCCGCTGTTTCAGCTAAGAACTGCCCCGCTTGCTTGTCAGAAATACTACCTGACATATCAATCGCTATCGTCACTTCGATTTCTTCACCGGGCGTCATACCGGGCATGATAGCATCAATATGCCATCCCTTGCGCGAGGGCCGCATCCAAGAAAAGTCACTGCGGATAGAACTAGTCAAATTTGATTGAATCAATTCACGCCATGGCATGATTGGATTAGTGTGAGCCTTAATCAATCTCTCGACATTAGCGGGCACTGTTCCGGCTTCAGCGCCGCCAGCAGCATTCAAAATAGCCTGCTTAACTTCTTGCCGAATCCGCTCACGTTCTTCATTAGATACTTTGGGACGCCGGCGACCTCGATTGCCTTGTTCTCCGTCCCCATCCCCACCACCACCAGAGCCTTTGCCGGGTTCTCCTTCACCGTCCCGACCACCTCCACCCTCAGATCCTTCATCGTCCTCTTCCATATGATCATCGATCATCTGGTTTACTAGGTCCGCAATAGAGATAGTCTTGACATTTTTCATCAAGTCATCATAGATTTCCTCAGCGGCCTTGCCGTCATATTTTGCTTCATACAAACAGGGCACTGTCTTGATGAATTCCCCGACTTTATGCCGTTTCAAATCGGCATTGACTGCATAGTCATCAGCAATGTTCCAAATCTGCGGATCACGTTCACCCCGGCGTCCCATGTGATCATACACTACATGCAACACTTCGTGGCCAACCAGAAATTCTACTTCTTTGGGTTTTAACATCATAACAAAGCGGCTGTTGTAATAGAATTTCAGTCCATCTGTGCCAGCAGTAGAACACCATTCGTCCGCGTTAACCAATTGCAGCCTAGTAGCAAGATTACCAAAGAATGAATGACGCAACAAAAGACCAATACGGGCAGTAACCAGTCGCTCGCGGGCTTGATTGTCGATCTTGGGATCAGTCGGGCCGATCAGTTTGTCGAATTTATCACTACGCTTGCTTTTTTTAGTGGGAGAGAGTACTGCACTCATATTAGGTCCTTTATTAAAATGTATGATATAGTATATCACAAATAGCGTTTACTCGCAACCGAGACGATCAGTTACCAGCTTCAACGATATACTTTCCAAACTTCTTGTGGAACTCGTCAAAATTCTTCAACTGCGAGGGTTCAATGGGCAGCTTGTACGTTTTCAGCGCAATTTTAGCCCCCATAACAACCAATTCAGTCTCAAAGTTAGCCATGATGTAGCTGAAGAAATTATCAGCCATTTCGTGGAATTGCTTGTTATTGACCCGCTTGTTATCCAATGCATCCTTCAACTCATAACACATTGAAATTGTCAGAGAATACATCGCCGAGATTTCCTTGACTGCGAGGTCCTTGACTTTCCCTGCAAGAATGTCGCTGGGTTCAGGCATACGACCCGAGACTTTGCGGTGAGCCATAAATTTAACAGCAAGTCCCTCGCCAACTGCGCCTGCTACGAGATTGAAAAGGGTATCGGCATCCGTGTCATCATCATTCAGCAGATCGCTCACAAAGCACCAGCTACGCGGAGTAGGGAAAGCGCGGCTGCTTGACTTAGAATCAAGATTGTAGATATCCTGTTTAGCGAACGACAAGTATCCAACCACATCCTTGTGAATATTCTTATTCACAGCCCAAGTTTGCCATGATGCAAAGTCGGCTCGCATTTCCAAGTGTAGGAAACGATTAGCGAGGGGCATTGGCATGCGATAAGTAACACCCTTGTCACTATCCCTATTGCCGGCTGCAATCAGCACCACATTATCAGGCAATTTGTATTTGCCGATACGACGATTCAAGACCAACTGATACGCGGCCGCTTGAACAGCAGGGGGAGCCGAATTCAATTCATCAAGGAAGAGAACAATGATTGGATATTTTGAAGCCAACTCATCATCAGGCAGATCGATTGGGGGAGCCCAATCCATCTTGTTAAGATCACGATTGAAGAATGGGATGCCGCGAATGTCAGTCGGCTCCATTTGAGCCATACGCAGATCGATCATAAAACCACCCAGTTCCTGAGTTACTTCAGAAACAACATCACTCTTGCCGATGCCGGGAGGGCCCCAGAGAAAGATTGGGCGCTTGCTTTTAAACGCCTTGAGGATTGCTTTGCGCGCTTGGACGCTAGTGATAGTGAGAGTGTCAGAAATTTGAGACATTTGTTACTCCTAGTGAAAATTTACAATAAATGAATTATAACTGATGTTGGATTTATTGTCAAGTTTTTAATCCATCAACTTAGCAACCAATATCAGCTTTTGCAGGTGATCAATCGATTGATTGATGCTAGCAAGAGGACCTTCAAGTATGAAGGATTGTCTGGACTGCCGGCAGATTACCTCTTTTTTGGAAATATCGGTGAGCATCCCTTCTATGTTTTTCAGCATTTTACGGAGATCAGGGTTATATCTAATGCGAGATAGGTCGCGGCGCAACTCATCACACACTGTTCTCCCGTCTATCGCAGTCTTTACATTCATACCCATATTATACTATATAATGGTATTTATGTCAACCTTGTCGGGCCACCGTGGTAAAAGGGGCTTTGCCCCTTTTAGTGTGCCTATTCAGTTGTTTAGAACCGATGGGTGACACCTACTCCAAACTGAGTAACATCAGCTACAGTGCCAAAACGATTGACATTGCGATAAGCTACATTAATTTCAGTACGCTTGCTTAAAGCATAATCGGCGCCAGCAGAATATGCTTTAACATTGCCATTTGTCCTACCATAACTAGCTTTCGCTGTAATGGCACCGAACGTGCGAGCTACCCCAACCAAGTCACCTTTACTCTTAACAACACCGGTGTTGTCACTATGAGTGTATGCTAATTGAGTTCCCATTACCTTTGTACTTAAGCCTATTACAGTGCTCTTTTCTTTACCGCTTTCAAAGCGTGCCAGTGCAGCATCAACATTAGCAACCGTTGCAGTCAATGCATAAGCCGAAGCATTAATGCCACCATCACGCGAACGCTCATATGCAATCCCTACATTTTTCATCGGGGTCAATGTGATGAACGCAGCATTACCTAAACGTAGGTTGCGAAGATTATGAACATCTCCGGCTACAGAGCCATATAGCGTGCCAAATACATCATTAGCTGTAATAGCCAAGAATTGGCTATGAACATTACGTCCAAGATCAATACTAACTAGCTTAGTTGTCAACCCTACGGTTGCCTGACGATCACCAACCTTAGTACCATTCCCATCAATCGTGTTAGCACCTAGACTAGTTTCAATGACCGCCCTTGCGGTTGCGCCATTCCCTATTTTCTCACTTGCAGTCATAGAAAAATTACTAGTTGGCTCAGTAACTAAGCCGGTAACTCTGCGGGCGCCTGTGGTAGAAGTGTCTACAATCTCGCTAACTTTACCCGACATTGTTAGTTGGGCACTGGCCACGCCAGTTAACGCCATAAATAATGTTGCCATTACGATTTTTTTCATATCTTATTCCTTTAATAAAGAATCCGAGACTCGGATTATACAAATATTTATGCTAGCGTAGGCAGACAAATAATTTATCTGTTTGTGTAAAGTATGATACTATTGGCTGTATTTACCCAAAGAAATAGAGACCGAAGTCCCTATTCTGCTATTTTTGGTTACGAGGCATAACTGCCTCGCTTTCAACCGTTTGAGGCTAAAAGGTATGTATTATCGTTTGCGGATAATGGTTTTATGCGATTTACGGTCGTCATCTACCGTGTTGCCGTCTTCAATATCTCACGCTGTCGAAATCCTGGTCGGGCCCATTATAAAGTACACTAAGTGTCGGATACTATTCCGCTCGTCATACTAGTGTCAGTGTACTTTATGGTGGACCCGGGCGGGAATGATCCGCCGTCCAACATGCCTTCTATCCAAAGGAATTACAACAATCTTTTTATTTATCTTACGCTGATGCCACTGACACAAGATTATCTTTAAATATTTTCCAAGCATTGTCCCAGGTCCACCGTTGACTACCCTTAAGGACTGCATCCCTACTAAGCCCCAGGCAACGATGAACAGCAGTGGCCAAGTCTTTTTCTAAAAATCCTGTCACGCCTTGATCCACCACATCTTCAGGGCCTATGCATGGGTAAGCTGCTACGGGAGTACCACACGCCATGGCTTCGATCATAACAATTCCAAATGTTTCCCACTGGCTAGGAAATACAAACACATCGGCATTGGCATAGTATTCAGCAAGCGCCTTGCCTGTTTTGAATCCTACAAATTCTACATCTGGGTATTGCTTCTTGTACTTTTCCAGCATTGGGCCATCACCCACCATGATCTTGCGACTCTTGGGATAGTTTAGCTCAAAGAAATCTTCCAGACTCTTTTCTTTGCTAACACGAGCAACACACACTAGAACTTTGCGATCATCTTCTCTGTCGCGGTATCCAGGATTAAAAATTTCACGATCAACACCTCGTGACCACGGAATAACTTCTCCGGTAAATCCATGTGCTTGCAATTCTTTTACCATGCTATCTGTTGTAGTTAACACACGACCGCTGTGTTTGTGGAACCAGCGAACAAATCGCCAGGTTAATGTTTCGGGGATGCCAAATAACTTTTTCAACCCTTCAGGAAAACGAGTATGAT